AAAATGGGCTTCGGCATTGGCTCCCTTGTTTTTGTTTCCGGTGTCGTGAATAACGATATACTGCGGCCTTTGACTTCGTGTGGTTTTGTTATATGCAATCTGTTTTTTATTTATCTGCATCGTTATCCTCCTTTAACTTAGCAAGCGCATTTTTCAGCTGCTTTGGCAGCGGCAGGCCCAAAGCGCCCCAGTTTTCCAAAATCGAAAACCCTTCGTTTGCAATATAATAGGTGATTGCGGCAACTCTGAAAACAACCGTTTCACCGGCCATTAAAGTATCAAACTGTGTGGCAAGTGCCACAATCAGCAGTATTCCGATCTTCTTTACACCGCCCACATAAAATGTGCTTGACGCAAACTCTTTTTTAACCCATGCTTTAATAAAACCACTTATTAAATCAATTAAAATCAAAATTAAAAGGACAGCCATCAGACTGTCCATGCCGCCAAATACATATGCAAAAAAGCTTGTGATTCCTCCATATAAATATTTAAGTTTATCCATAAATTAACCCTCCTTATAGATCTGCAGATAGCTTTCACCTGTATCGGTATTATAGTAATAGTGCGTTACCGATATATAATAAAGGCTTCCGCCGTTTAGTGCGAAAGCCTGAGAATAAAAGTATCCGTCTGATATTTGATTAAAGCTGCTGTCATACAGCCTTAGTTCATGGTCACCCGAGATCCATTTTTGCTGTATTCTGTACACTCCATTTGTCGGCACCGTAAATTCAAAAACCTTCATCTGCTCCGAGGTTGACTTGAAATACCCCGAATAAACCTTCGGCAAAGAAACTAGAGTGTCATCAATGTTTATCATAATATCCTTTGCCTTGGTCAACACGCCGCCCATATTTACATAAACTTCATTGACACGCTGTGATATGCCGTAATAATTGGGAAATATACCGTATTGGAAATCTCCCGTCAATAAATCCTCGGTTGTTACGCTTTCGGTAATAGTCAACTGCTCAACACCAAACCAGCTGTCCCATGTTCTGCTGCTGCCGGGATTTGAGGTCGGCACGACTGCAAATTTTGCGATATTGTAATTCGGTATGTCAGTGTCAATGGTATAAAGCCCGTCATTTGGCATGGTAAATGTAAGGATATCAACCCATCCGTAGCTTTGACGGTACACCATGAAGTCCCACGAACGGCCATATATCGTTCCAGAGCCTGTGTTCTCCACTTCAACTTCAATCTTCATATGCCTGACACCCGGAACCGGGTTATTAAATTCCATTGGATAAGTATAACACCCGTTCAAAGTGGTTCTGCTCTCCGCCCACTGGTTTCCATACTTGGCAGTATCGCTGTATCCGCAATAGGGATAATCATATTTAAACGAAATCGTCCTGCTCATGGCTAAAACACCTTTATCAAAATATCCCCGTTGGAAGTAGAAGGCGGAGTGTCACCCGAAGTCCATATGACAATGTTTCGCACCTGTTTTGTGGAGTATGCGGTGTTGGACTGGGCGATAAGCTTTGCCGACATTGTAGTATCCGAATTTTTAGGAACAAAGTTATTGTCCACATAGATTTTATTTGCGATATCGTATGAGCTTGACGGAGTCTGTACTTTAGCTCTGCCGTTTGAATCCCTTAAAATCAGTCTGTTTGCGGTATATTCACTTGTGGCATAATCAAGCTTTTGTTTGTCGGAAGCACTCATAAATCCGCTTGATGCCACGGTGGCATTGGCGTGGGTGCCGCTTTGAATATGGTTTCTGCAGTCCTCAAGGGTAACCGAAGGATCCGCCTGCCATGACGACTTGCCTGTGATTGCTTTAATGCGATTGGCAAGCCATCCGAGCACTATAGATATTTTTCCTTTCGTAGCCGAGCCGGGCGCTGTATTCGCCGACACTGTGGGTGTTAAAATCTCGTCCAAGGTGTCCATGTTTTCATTAAGCACAGCCACATCCGCATTTTCATTGTACAAAGGCTTCTTAAATCCATAGTTTTCTGTTGTTTTTGGCAACTACATCACCCCCTAAACCATATCAGCACTTTATCTTCAGATATTCGTTTTAAGACTTGATACCCATTGGTGATTGACTTGACAGCCTTGCCACCATTTCCACACCTGCATAAATCCCCACTTTGCAAGGTACCGTCATCGTAAACAATCAATTTACCGAGTACACCGACCGTTGCCCATTCGGGCCGCTTTAATCTTGGCACATATTCCTGTGCACTGTCCCAATTGGGATTGAGCAATGGCTGGCGTTCAATACGCTCCTGAGCAATTATGTTTCCTTCTTCATCCTTTTCCGCCGGGATAACCACATCATGATACTTTACCCGTCCAAAATCATCAGTTAAATACTTGCCATGCCAATGCATCTCTCCGCTGTCGCCGATAATCGCCGGCATGGCTGAAATTACACCAAGAGGAGTGTCAAAGTCATCTGCAATGGTTATTTTATCGCCTACAAGCTTAACAAAATATCCGGCCCTGTCCTCATTGTCTGGGTTTCCATCCAGCCATTCGAAAAGCTCCGAATAGTCCGCGCATGGGCTTGTCAAAGTTCCGTCAGCATGTATATCACCGTTTTGCAGTATTTTTACCGCAAGACCCTGTGCCGCTAAAGATGTACCGTTTGCAAGGCTCCATGAATATTCCTCCGGACTTGTTCCGTATTTTCCGTATGTTACAGCTCCGGGATGGGCGGCAATGGTGTATAGTCCGTGTGCCTGGGCATATGCACCGCCCGCCATCCCGTATCCGCTTGCAAGGTTTTGTCCATTTGACGACTCTATTCTAAACACATATCCGTCGCTGATTAAAGCTTCTCCATATCCACCCCAACCAATATTTGTGTCGCTTGATAAATAGATTGTCTGACCGGATACACCTGTCACATCTGCTACGGTATATATGATAGTGTTTCCGTTATTTTTATACCGTATCAGAATCTTATTTCCGACAAGCCCGGATAGATTTTCACCGCTTGCAGCAGTAAGTGTTTTTGCAGTAGCAGACATTGCAACACACTTTATTGCCCTTCCCGCAGTTCGTCCGTAGTTAAAGGAAACGGAATTATATCCATAGCAACTACTGTAATTAAAAGCAGCTGAATACTGTTGATCCACTAATGCCGAGTTGGCCGCAAAACTACTATAGCTAGATGCTGTTGAAGTGTTACAAGAAAATGAATTCATTCCTTTGGCATTTCCTATGTTTACTGCCGCACTTGATGAACCGGAAGCAATGCCGCTGTTTGCGGTAAAACTGTTTGTTCCGCTTGAACTGCTGCCCATAGTAACCGAGCCGTTGCCGTTTTTCTTATATTCCTCTCTCAATACATAGAAACCTGAAACATAAGTATAGTCTAAAATTGTATGATAGTCATCAGGCGGAGTGTTAGACAATGGCATATAGTTTACGGCAATATAATTGTAATTCATATTTACTTCAGTAACAGAAGTAAGAAAGTTTCCGGTGCTTACACTAATCCATTCATACCAGTCAGGGTCACACCATGACTGCTGAAAGTTTAAGGCAATTCTGTCTCCAACCTTCAGGTGAAAATTTACATCATCGTCGTAAATGTAAAAATAAATTCTCTTTGAAGACGTGTCCACCCAATCAAAATATACTTCTCCCATGCCCTCGGCTATGGTTTTATTAGAGCCAATAACAAGATGATTGTCGCCGACAATTACATTACCGGTACCAAACACCCTGTTGCCGTTTCCGAATATAATGTTTCCGCTGCCGATAACAGTGTTGTCTTCACCTTCCATATAAAGCTGCTCGCCTGATATGGTGCCCTGACTGTTTGCCAAGACCTCGTTAATTGCCGCAACTACTTCTTTTGCATTAGTACGTAGGTTTGCAACATCGCCCACATCGGCAAAGGTAGCAAGACCTATGTCATTTGGTTGTATCTCAGCCATGTTTAAATAACCTCCCTTGCGTACGCTCTGTTTTCATTCCATACCACAATGCCGTTTCCGCCGTCACCGCAATAATATGGAACGCCGTTTACAATCCTCAAATTCTTTATTACTTCAAATGTCATTAGATTCTCCCATGTGTAGCTTCTGGTTTCGCTCCAGTCTGAAAGCGTGTTTAAGACATCCTGCCATAGGCGATATGTGAATATATATTCTACCGCCAGATGTGCGGGCTTAATATCCTCAATCACCTTTTGTATGTCGGCAAGATTGTATGGGACACCCTGCTTGCTCATGAATTTTACTGCAAACAAATACTCGGATGCGTATTCTATAATTTCAATTTCACCGTTGACAAATGACGCCGCCACATTTTTCATCATGGTTTTGGTAACGGTTCCGGTTCCTCTGAGCTTTGACAAGATACGTCCTCTGCGGGTTTCTAAATCCGCTGACGGGTTAGGGACTATTCCAACGTCAGCTTCGTGTTTCGAGATATTTTTATCTGCAAGCAAAACAAAAAACTGATTTTCCGTCAGCCGGACTTCCTGCTTCAGCCTCTCATATTCCAATTCAAGTGAATCCATTAGTTGATTCATAACCTTAGATTTTCGATAGTATGAAGGTAAATACTCACGCAATAGTCACCACCCCCAGCACAGGCACTGCATTTTCAGGGATGTTAATATTCGAGGTGCCGCCATTTACTTTTAGATTGCTGTAGTCTAAAACTTCGTCAACTGCCAATATGCAGCCGCCAATCTGGGCGTAGGAAATATATGTTCCCGAAAAGGCATTTTTCTTTAAATACGAAGATATGGAGTCTGATATTTTTTGCTTTGCTATATCCGTTGTCACACCGTTTGCCAAGGTAAGGGACACTGATATATTTATAGCAAGCGGTACAGCGCTTTCAACCGTAACATCCGCACCAATAGGGCGCTCAGCTTCAATATGGTTTTTAACAGCATTAATTAAAGCCGCGTCCGCCGCCTGTTTATCTGCGTTTATGATGATAACCTTAACCGTACCGACGCCATTCCAAAGCGGTATGCATTTGGCATCACCCACGCCTTCAACTTCCTTGGCCCACATAACATAATGGTATTTTGAACCGGAGGTTGCGGGAAGAGATACCTTTTCAAAATACCGCTCCCGCAGTTCGTCGTCGCTTTCCTCGTCAAATCCGCCGCTTGTGGGCTCTGTATTTGTGACCGACACAAGCCCGCTTATGGTTACAGGAAACCGATTGATTGTACCGATTGGAACATTCCCTTGCTTGCCCGGTGTGTCACAGATGATGCTTACCGTTGCCGTTCCGGACGAATCGATATATTTTGTCTGTGTAACCGTAAATACAAGGGTATCCGACGCAACCTTGTCGCCGCTTGATATAACGGCTCCCACATTGCCTGTTACAGTGACCGTTCCTGTGGCATAGGTTGCAGCTTTACGAGTCAAACCCTGTTCTGCAACCTTTTTGTCAAGGTACTCACCCTTTGCAGTTGCCGCAAAAGCGTTTAAAAGGATTTCCGTAAGCTTGTCATAAATTCTTTCCAATTCTATTGCAAGCGGCTTTTGGGTGTCATAAAAAAAGGAGCCGACAGATTTGTCAAACTCCGATGAAATATTAGAGAGCAATCGCGACAGTATTTCTTCCCGAGTCACTTGTTTCCACCTCCATGCTGACTGTGATTCCGCTTGCGGAGCGTTCAATGTTAAAATTGGAGACCGACAGTATATTGAGGTTTTGCTTCAGTGCATCTTCAATTTCCCGTTTAAGTTCTGCTTCAATAAAGGCAATAGGGTAATTGCTGCCTACAATTAAATCCTCGGTCCTGCAACCGTAGTCAGTGTCATTATATATTCTAAACCTTCCTTTTTCGGTTCGTAGTATTTTCTCAATCCAAACTTTGATTGCATCTATGCCTTTACATTCTACAAGCTTTCCGTCGCGAATTATGAAATCGCCTGCTGTAAAGTCAAACAAAAAGGACTTACCTGACATTACCGTTTCAGCATTGGTAACATCGGGCAAATCCTGCGTTCTGGGAAACATCACTGCACCACTCCAACCACAATAAATTTTTGATTATCTGCATAAGGCAGCAGAACAACTTCTTTCCCGAAGTTTATGTATTCGCCGTTTTCGTCAGTTTCGGTTAAATCAACACAGCTTTTTAAATAGGCAGCGGTCAGAATTACTTTGTCACCGACACGGATTTTGATATTAGGCAGTTCAATAACCTTGCCGATAACAGGGGAATAACTGCTTGTGTTTTCCCGTTCCTTAAATAGTTTTGCAAGTTCTGTGATACCACTGATTTTTACCACCTCCTAAAAATGGACATGAAAAAAGCGACTACCGAAGTAATCGCTCTAATGGTTAATTTATTTAATATACATTTGCATTGCTTTATAGCAATTTGCTGTTTCTGAATCAGCATTATTATAATTGCTTGTAAATGACTGAAGACTTCCTGTTGGGTTAATTACCAAGTTTGTCAATTTTAAGTATGCATCATACAAATTTTTTAGTGCTGAATAAGCATCCTTGTATTGCTCCGGTGGGTTTGTTAATTCTTTCATTAATAAATTTACAGTATCCTGATTATCTTTTATTGAATCAATGGAAGTTTTAAATGTAGAATCTGCAAATAATGCTTGCAATGAATCATTGAAATCATCATTAAATCCATAACCTTTACTTCTTGTATATTTATCTGTTTTTGAATCAAATTTCTCGTATATAGTATTATACCAAACATCGTGAATAAGTCTCCCTGCAGTCTCGGCAGTTGAGGCACCTATTAGCATAGTAGACGCAGCAGCAGACATATTGATTTCATAATTTTTTATATTATTTTTGTTACTAATATTAATACCTATAATACTTCCAATTATGATAAGAACTACTAAAATACATGAAATAATAATGGCGCTTTTTTTCTTTTTAGTTAATTTAAGAATCTTTACCCCTGTTACTTCAACTTTCTGAGGAAGAGGTTCCTTCTTTTCTAAAGGACAACCACACGATTTGCATACTGCATCACTATCTGAAATTTCACAACCACACTCTGGACACACCGACTCTTTGATTTCAATAGGTTCTTGCATTAAAGTACCACAAGTTGGACATGATAAAGCTTTGTCACTGATTTGTTTACTACAATTTGGACATTCAATTAGTGCCATTAGACATTCCCCTCTCAATTACCCATTATACTCGTGGTTAAACCCACAAGCACCGCAATAATATGTAGATTTTTTCTTTCCCAATGCTCCTCCAAGTAATCCAACTGGGCATAATAAAATGCCCCCTACAGCGGCTTTTCCTACGCTAAAACCTTTTTTGTCCGTATCAACCTTTTTCCATTTTAAAACTTCGCCACACATTGGACATTTATTTGGGGCACTTGCATAATAATCACCCCTCTGCATTATTTCTTATTTTACCACAATATTTTAATAAAGTCAACGCATTTGTTAACATTTCATCATAATGCTTTGTTAACATTTCATCATAATGCTACATCTTTTTTAAATCAAGTTGTACATAATGTATTCCATTTTTAATACTGTGACTGCTGCTCTCGATAATATAATCTGAACCGTCCACCGAAATTAAATATCCCGCCCTTGTATAGCTGTCCACCGCCTCGATTATTTTAAATGAAAACGTCTCTTTCATTTTGGATAACTCGGAAAGTTTCTGCTGGGCTACTGTATCTGCATTCTCTTTCTCAGGATCAATCTTTACAACTTCCTGAAGTAAACCGAATTTATCGATTAAACCTGTGTCCTGAACTACCTTTTTCACGGAATAGTTTCCATCTGTTTCAGTAATGACCTTGACGCTGTTTTTCATATCTTCAATCGAAACCGAATGTGATGTATTGCCCCGTAGAAGTGGAGAGTAAATAAGCTGTGTGTTCGGTGACAATCTAAACTCCGGATATGCGTAAATACTTCCGATTTTGTATATGCGCAGACCCTTTGGTGTAACATCAATGTTGTAACCGCCACCGCATATCTCAAGAATATCTTTCAATATTTCCGAGATGGTTTTATCAAAATATATTTTAGTAATTTTAGAACTCAGTTAGGGTATACTGTCAATCTCAATATTAAAATCACTGCACACCTTGCGGATTGCTTAGTGCGCCGGCATAGCATTAAACTGATAAGTTTCCTTTGACTTGTTCAGATACCACCCAAAGTCGCAGGCCGTATATTTGTTAGAAGTTTCACTACCGTCGTCAACGGTCAGTACAATCCCTCTGAAGATTTCATCATTGGTGTGCATCTGAATAATACTGCCTTCATGCGGCAGATAAATATTTGTGTGCTGTGCATCGCTTTTGGCAATCTCAAAAGACATTGTTGTTGCAAGCTCTGCGATGGTATTCTGCCAGGACAGGTTACCAACAGCAGAGGTTATATTGATTCCGTCAGCATAAATATTCATACGGTGTTCACCAACTTAAATTCAGATAAAGTAAGTGTATAATATAAGTCACCGTCTTTTTTTATTGAATACTGAAAATCATCCACACAGCACACCATGTTAATCGGTGTTTCCGTTATAATCAGCCTTATCGGGTACTTTGCCTCAATCCACTTGTCTATGATGTACACATACTCAAACCCTTTATATGTTCTGTCTTTTAAGAACGGATAATCTCGTATGGGGAAGAAACTGCTGATGGTAATGCTCTTTAGCCCCGGCTTTCCAATCAGCTTTAATTCTCCCTGCGTGACCGTTTCAAAAACCTCGTTCTTCTGCGGCTTTGATATGGTAAACTCGGCAGGAAGGACTGGAAGGCAGATGACTTGTTCACGGTTGTTCACGCTTAAATAAATATCCAATGCCCGCCCTCCTTACATATTAGCAAGTGCCAATTTAAGTTTCGGCACAATTTCATTTACTACCTCATCTGCTGACTTGCCGCTTGCGTTGACATATATTTTAATGTCGTTGTTGTATGTTGTGGTACCGCCTTGCCCTTTGCTGTAATTCCTGTTCTCCGCCGCGGTCAGCACGCGCTCGCCTTTATGCAGCTT